TAATTTCAGCGTCACACCTGGCAAGTCCATTCCAACCAATGGCAACCCCCGAGAGATCCTCAGTCCGTTCAACTTTGGGCAGGTTGACCCGGCAATTTTTCAAAGCACAGGGGATCTTGAAAGGCAGGTTAACGTGGCTACGGGCACAAGCGACCCGTCTTCTCCACAGAACGTCTCACCAACAAACAGCACTGCGTCTGGAATGTCAATGGCTTTGTCATCAGCTATTAAGCGATCAAAGCGGACACTCACCAATATCGAGCGAAACATTGTCAAGCCGTTTCTTAAGAAAGCTGCTTGGCGGTTTATGCAGTTTGATGAAGAGAACTTCCCTGTCAGGGATCTTAATTTCATCACTCATTCAACGCTTGGTATCACTGCAAGGGAGTTGGAGCAGCAACAGTTAATTCAGCTTCTACAGACTGTGCCACCAGAGTCGCCTGCTTTCCAAGTAATGCTTAAAGCAATTTACGACAATTCAAGCCTTACCAACAAGGAAGAACTTGTCACTGTTGTTGAGCAGATGATGCAGCCTGATCCACAGCAACAGCAGTTGCAACAGGCTCAGATGCAAATGCAGATGGAGAAAGAGCAGGTCGAGATTGAAGAGCGCAAGGCTCGCACAGCAGGGCATTACGCTGATGTTCGCAAGACTCTTTCTGATATTGAGTTGGGGCAAGATAAACTTGACACCGAACTCCAAAAAGAAATTCTTGATCTCTTAGCCGCTCGCGCTAACAAGCAAAACGGGGATGGCAATGGCAATTCAGAACAAGGAAACTGAAGAGTTCTATCAAGATCTTTTCACCTTGACAAGTAGACCAGAATGGGAAACCTTCAGCACATATTGCGAGGACATTCTTAAAAACAAAATTGAGACAGCCCTAGACCTTGATACTCTTGAAGAACTGCACAAAAGCAAAGGGCAAGCAGAGATTCTTAGAATGATCGTTTCTTTTAGGAACATCCTAGAAACACAGTATCAATTTATTGAGTCTGAAGAGCAGGGCTACTACCATGAAGATTTTTGATATTAAGTGCCAGTCGTGTTTCTACACTTGGGAAGATGTGGCCGAAAGCGTCACCGATATTTTCAAGTGCAAGAAATGCGGTCAACTGGCCCAACCAGTGCTAAGTGGTTGCAACTTTAGTTGCGATGGCACAGACCCGGGATTCCCTACCGCTTACGAGCGTTGGGCAAAATCCCATGAACGCAAGGCGCGGGAATAATCCCCTCCGTCTTGATTAAATTCACTCCTACAACCCTTTTCATTTGTTAAGGCAGGAGAGATAAAAATGGCGACGAAAATTGTGGATCAGCTAGAAGAACGACAGGCAGATGAGGGTGAAGAGATCGTAGACCCAACGGTGGATAACACTGAAGAGGTTGAAGATATTGATCCTGATGAGCCTGGACAGGAACAGGAATCATCTGAAATCCCTGAGAAGTTTCAGGGCAAGTCCTACGAAGAAATTGTTGATATGTACCGTAACCTTGAAAAAGAGTACGGTCGAAAGGGCAACGAGGTAGGAGAGTTAAGGAAGCTTACAGATGAGATTCTTCAGCTAGAAATCCAGCAGAAGAAGAACGCTAGCGAGCGTGTTTCTCAGCAAGAGGAAAAAGTTCTTTCAGACGATGATTGGTTCTCGTCTCCGAAAGAGGCGACCGATAAGTACCTGAACCAGTCCGAACTTGCTAAAGAAGTTAACCAGCTAAAGGAACAGCTTAGTAGCAAGGATCGTGAGGCTGCTCACAGTGCATTTGTGGAAAAGCACCCCGATTATCAGGATGTGGCTCAGGAGAACGGATTCGCAGAGTTTGTAACCGCTTCCAAGTATCGAACTGAACTGGCACGAAAGGCCGACCAGTACGACTATGAAGCAGCTAACGAACTCATGGATCTGTACAAGGCTATTCGTCCGTCTCAGAAGCAGGAGAATTCTGGTGAAGATCAGAAGGCCAGCCAATCCGAGGCCCGTAAAAAGGCAACCTTGGAAGGCACAGGCAACCGGAACAAGGGGACTAAGAAAGTCTATCGAAGGGCTGACCTTATCAAAATGAAAATGCAAGACCCCGAACGATATATGAACATGCAAGACGAAATCATGCAGGCATATCAGGAGGGGCGAGTAAAATGAAAAACTGTAGGAGTTTTTAATCATGGCACTAGGAAGTAATCATACTACTAAGACAAGCGCAGCAACTTTCGTACCCGAGGTCTGGTCAGACGAAGTTATCGCTAGTTTTAAGTCCAACCTTGTTCTAGCCAATCTGGTAAAGAACATGAACCACGCTGGCAAGAAGGGTGATACCATTCATATTCCTGCTCCTATTCGTGGGGATGCAAGCCAGAAGACCGCTGAGAATCAGGTCAATCTGATCTCAAATACCGAGGGCGAAGTCCTTGTCAGCATTGATAAGCACTTTGAGTATTCTCGTCTAATTGAAGATATTGTCGAGACTCAGGCACTTAACAGCCTTCGTCAGTTCTACACTGATGATGCTGGTTTTGCTCTTGCAAAGCGTGCTGATACTGACCTTGGCAACCTCTTCGGCGGCTTTCAGGGTGGCACCAATTACAGCGGTGCTATTGTAGGTGCAGATGGTGTTACCGGCTGGGATCCATCAGCTAACAGCAACACCGGCAACGGTTCAGCCCTTACTGACGCTGGTATTCGGAAGATGATCCAGACTCTTGACGACGAGGACGTACCCATGTCCCAGCGTTATCTGGTCATTCCTCCAGTTGAGAAGGCCAACCTTCTGGGTATTGATCGGTTCACTGAGCAGGCATTTGTTGGTGAAGTAGGTGGTGCTAACAGCATCCGCAACGGTCGTGTAGGCAATGTTTACGGCGTAGAAGTCTACGTCTCAAGCAACGTCCCCACCATCACTGCTGATGACAGTTCCACTAACTATCGTGCAGCTTCAATGTTCCACGAAAGTGCAATGGTGCTTATCACTCAGGTATCACCACGCACTCAGACCCAGTACAAGCAGGAGTACCTTGGCGACCTGCTCACTGTAGATATGCTCTACGGTGTAAACGAGCTTCGTGACAACGCAGCCGTAGTCGCCGCCGTACCTTCCTAATTGTAGGTGGTGTAGATAGCCGGGGGAGCAAGTCTCCCTCGGCTTTTTAGGAGTTAAAATGGTAACAGTAAAAGACAGTCAGACAGGCAAGACGTTTGAAGTAGAGGACGGTCATTATTTTGGAGTCCTTGTACATTCAAGCCGATATTCTAAGACTGAGCCTAAAAAGCCAGCAGGACGCCCAAAGAAGACGCACACAGACCGAACTGAGGGATGACAATGTCTACCTACCTCTCTGCAGTAAACTCCGTTCTAAGGCGCTTGAGAGAGCGTGAAGTTACTTCGGTAAATGACAACGCTTATGCTCGCCTTATTGGCACGTTTGTTAACGACGCAAAACGGGAGGTGGAAGACGCTTGGAACTGGACACACCTAAAGAGCACGGTTCAGGTAACTACAGTGCCCGGTGCGTTTAGGTACGAACTCAATGGAAGTGGACGGCGATTCCGTCTCCTTACAGATCATCTTAATCGTCCTTCTGTCTTTAACGACACTGAGGATGTTTTTCTTAGGCAGTCACCTAGCACAAGGTGGATGTCTCTACAGTTAAACCATAACGATGTAACAGAAAACCAACCAGAATGGTTTGAGTTCAATGGTGTAACCAGTGATGGCGACATTATTGTAGATTTTTACCCTATTCCAGACAAAGCCTATTCAATTAACTTTGATATGGTTATCCCTCAAGATGATTTTGCTGTTGATGGAACAGATGATTCAACAGTTATCGCTTGTCCTGTTCAGCCTGTTGTTTTTGGTGCATGGTCAAGGGCAATTTATGAGCGTGGTGAAGACGAGGGTTATTTATCAGACTTGGCGTTTCGTGATGCTAAGAACGCACTAGCAGATGCTATTTCCTGGGACAATAACAACTCTTCCGACGAAATGAACTGGTTTGTTGTGTAATGCCTAAATTGCTAACGCCTTTTTCAGTTGTTGCTCCGGGGTCTTACGGACTCAACACTAAACTAGCAGGGCTAGAGATTGGCCCTCAGTGGTGCCTTACGTCTAGAAATTGCGCTCTTTCAGATCAAGGAACAGTATCCGCAAGGAAAGGCTGGTCTCCTTTTGCGGGTGTTAGTCAGTTATCTGGCGAACCAGACCCAAGAACAATTCATGAGTACATTGATAACGGCAACAGCAGTCGTATCATTTGGTCTGCTGGCAACGAAATTTACGAAGGTACAAGTTCGGTAAGTGCAGTAACAGGAGCAGTGTCACCTACGGCTGATAATTGGAAGTTTGTTAACTTTAATGGAAAGGTGGTAGGTGTTCAGGCAGGCCATAACCCTATTGTTAAGAGCGATGGTGGAGATTTTGCAGAAATTGCATTTGATGCTTCGCCTACAGATCCGATTGAAGCACTTTCTGCTTGGGGCCGTGTATGGTATGTAGAAGGTGACGCACAGACAATCAAGTATTCTGATTTGCTGCAAGAAGACACTATTAATGGTGGCTCTTCTGGTGTCATTAATATGTACACAGTCTGGTCTAACGGGACAGATGAGATTGTAGGGATTCAAGAGTTCAACAATTACCTTGTCATCTTTGGGCGCAAGCAAGTTGTTCTCTATGCAGGCGGTGAAGATCCTAACAACTCACTTCGGATTGTGGATATTATTAACAATACAGGGTGCATTGCAAGAGATTCTATCCAAAACATTGGCAATGACATCCTTTTCCTTGGCGAAGAGGGGATTATCTCTCTTGCTCGTAACATTCAAGCAGGTGGAGACGTAAGATCCTTGCCGCTTGCTAATCTTGCAGATAACGTGTCAGATTTTCTTTCACAATTTTCTCTTTCTGAGCCATCACAGAACATCAAGTCTTGCTACAAAGCAGACGACGGTTTCTACCTAATTACTTTCCCAACTTCTAAGATCACTTTTTATCTCAATATCCGTTATCAAACTCCTGACAAAAAAGCTAGGATCTTTACTTGGTATGATATTAACCCAACTGCCCTAGCTGTTGACAAGCAAGACAATGTTTATATTGGAAAGCCTGGATACCTTGCTCGCTATATTAACTACAGCGACAATGGCGAGCCATATAATATGCAGTTTAAAACGGGTTGGATTTCTGGTGAAGGAGAAGTGGGGACATCAAACAAGATTTTTAAGCAAGCTGTAATTACAATTAAAGGCGGTTATGGGTCAAGAATCACGCTTGATTGGGGATTTGACTTTCTTCCTACAAGTTACGACTCAGAAAACAACGCTGTTGAAATTCTTGTTGACCCATCTGAGTACAATGTAGGTGAATACAGCACAGCAGAGTATTCTAGGATCAACCCTGTCAGTCAGGTTCTTTACAGAATGTCCGGTAGCGGAAAATCTGTACAATTTGGCATTGAAACAGAGATAACAGGCGCTGAACTAAACATACAAAAAGCTGACCTTTATCTTAAAGGTGGCAAGATTGCTCGCAGAGGTAGACGGTAAATGAGTAATTATTCAAAGAGTGTTAACTTTGCTGTTAAGGATACGCTTCAGTCAGGCGATCCTAACAAGATTGTGTCTGGTGCAGAGATTGATACAGAGTTCAATAACATTTCATCTGCATCGACTACTAAAATTGATAAAGTACCTGCGGCACAGACTAATAATGTTGCTAAGTTTACTGCTACCGGGGCTATTGCAGACACAGGCAGTCCCGCGTCTGCTCTTATTCCTTCAGGCGGCATTATCATGTGGTCTGGCCTTATCACATCTATTCCTACGGGATGGGGGCTTTGTGACGGGTCTAACGGGACTCCAGACTTAAGAAACCGTTTTGTTGTAGGCGCAGGCGATCAGTACGATAGGAATGATACTGGTGGTGCTGATTCTGTAACTCTTACAGAAGCACAGATGCCTAGTCACAACCACGGCATGAGCACAGAAGGCAACCATAGCCACAGTGGGTCAACTAGCACAGATGGTGAGCACACTCACAGATATGGTCAAAATAGAACCACAGGGGAAGGCGGTAGTGATGTTATTGCTAGTGCTTACGATTTTGATGATTTTTCTACAAGCAGTGCAGGTTCTCACTCCCACAGCCTTAACATTAACAGCAATGGAGACCACACCCACACCATCAACAACACTGGTGGGGGCGACTCTCACGAAAACCGGCCTCCTTACCTTGCCCTAGCTTTTATTATGAAGCTATGATTCCCAGCAAGGTAGCTGTAGCTAACAAACCTGAGTACACCATTTGGCTAGAAAACTACAAAAACATCGCTACCTTTATCCACGCTGATGTTTACAAATACAACAAGACAATCAGGCAAGAGTTTGGTAAAGATTTAGATTTATTAGCTGATTTGCATAACTCGCCTTTATACGTTTTGACACATAAAGATAACAAAAAGCTAAAAAAGTTTATGAGTATTTACGGGCTAGTTTTAGACCACACACCTCTTTGCGATGATGGTATCGAAAGAGAAGTCTATCGGTTAGATAGGAGACAATAATGGGCGGTGTAGTAGACACAGTAGGCGGACTGTTTGGAGTAGAAGGGGGAGAGTCAGTAGACCCACTCCAGTACAGGCCGTATGATGTTAGGTCTAGTCTAGGCCAAGCTTCTGTAGATGGACGGCAGGTTAACGCTCAACTATCCCCAGAACTTCAAGGGCTTTTTTCTAGTCTAACTGGAAGAGCAGGCCAAGGTTTAGAACAGACACCTTCAGTCAGTTCACTGATGGGTCAAGGCGGTCAGATGCAGCAGGCCGCTAGTGATTTGTATGGCATGGCCCCTCAGTTTCAGCAGCAGGCACAAGGGCTGCTAGGCAGGGCGCAAAACCAGCTAGATATTGCTAGTGACCCTCAATCTGCTCTTGAGTACCAGCAGCGTGTGTTTGGGCCGGAACTAGAGAGGCAAAGGCTTTCTCAGGAATCCCGTCTCTACAATCAGGGGTTGCTAGGCAGCACTACCGGCGCTCTGCAGCAGCAAGCGACTAGAGAGGGTCAGACTCAAGCGCTTCTGCAAGGTGCCCAGCAGCAACAGCAGCAGGCTTTCCAGCAAGGGCAGGGTCTTCTCAGTCAGGCGCTACAGAACCAGCAACTAGGCATGGGCGCTCTTGGACAAGGTGCTCAACAGGATCTTGCTAGGCAGCAGTTTGAGGCTAGTCTGCAGCAGCAAGGACAGAACCAAGCCTTGCAGCAGTTACAAGCAGCGCTTGGACTTGGTAACGCTCCGCTCGGCCTTGCACAGCTTGGCGGTCAGTTTGGCCAGTCAGAATTGCAGGCTCAGGAGGGTACTGCTGGGCTAAGGCAGCAAGCTGAAGCCAATCAGGCTAACTTCTTTAGCAGTCTAGTAGGAGCGGGAGCAACTGCTTTCGCGGGAGGTGGTTAGATGGCCAACGGACTAATGAATCTATCAAATTTACTAGGTCAATCTAGTAATACTCAGTCTGGCGGTTTATTGGGAGGGGGTGTGTTTAGCCAACCAATGAGCCGAGGCCAGCGCCGTTCAAAACTTCTGACTGACGCTATTTCTGGCGCAGGGCAGAACCCTTACGCTCGCCTAGGAGCGTCTTTTGGCGGCCTGCTAGGGATTGGTGGCCGCGCTGCTGCTGAAGGAGCAGGGCTTGTAGATAAGCCGCAGGAAGTCCAGCGTGCAGAGGCTATCCGTCAAGTGCAACAAGAAGTGTCAGAGCGTGGTTTAGACCCTCTTTCAAATACTAATGAGTTTATTGACTACACTGCCAGAAGGTTTAATGATTTAGGTTATCAAGATCTTGCTATTAAGACAATTCAGCAAGGAAAGCAAATTGTTCCAGAAAAGCAAGAAATGGACCCAGCTACTTTCTACAACCCAGATACAGAAGAGTATGTACAAGGAGGGTACGTCAAGGGCGTTCCTGTGACTTCTGCTGGTAGGCCGCTAGGAGAAGGTTTTGTGGAAAGGGACTATGAGCCTGATGCAGCTAAAAAAGGAAAGACTAGAAACGTAAGGCTTGAAAGCGGCAAGTTTATTAGAGGAATTGAGCGTCCTGACGGTACACTAGAGACTGTAGATGGTAAGCGTCTACCAGAAACAGCAACTATTGTTGGCTTGAATCTCCAGGCATCAGACGAGGAAGGGTTGCCTCAAAAGACTAAGGACAGACTTAATAATGCCCAGCTAGGAGTAGAAAACTACACTGACCTTGCTAATGAGGCTATTGGTGTTTTTAATGAGAACCCAAATGTTAATACACTGGCTGCAGAAGGATCGAGGCTCTTTAGGAATCTTAGGACAGAATTTGATTCTCTTCTAAATGTTACGGGAATTGAACTTGAAGAAGGGTTGAGCAAGAATGACTTGTTTGATCTTGATCGCTACGATTCCACTTTTCAAGATATTGGACTTGAGAACGCTGCCCTTAAACCACTGTATCTGTCTCTAGCAATTCAAAATGCTCAGGCAGAAGCAGACCAGACAGGCAGAGCGCTTTCTGACACTGACATCACAAGGTTCCTAGAGCAACAAGGCACAAATGCTTCAGACCCAGAAGTTGCAACAGAGATTCTAAGCCGTAACGTCAACAGGCTACAAAGGAAATTTAAGCGTCAGTATAGAATTGAGACAGGCAACAAGTTTGGCAGTGAACTCCCTTCAGTTAGAGAGTATTCCCCCACAAACGGGGGCGGCTCAGGCGGAGAAGATGGGGAAAGCGCAGCAGAAACTGGAGCAACCTTTGTCTGGGACCCTGAGCAGCAAGAATTAGTACCAAAGAGGTAAGCATGGCTAAAGTAGTTGAATTGCCAAATGGAGAGAAGGCTGAGTTTCCTGATGATATGTCAAATCAGGAGATCTCTTCTATCCTAAAAAAGAGGTTTTCTTCACAAACCCAAGGTGGTCAGCAGCAGCCATCTGCCCAGCAGGATACGTCTAGGTCACAGGTTCAAAGGGATCTTCCCGCGTTTCAAGACACAAAAACTTTTGGAGAGTACCTGACTACACTTGGGTCGCTGGCAACAACCACTGCTGTGGGCGCAGCAACATCGGTGCAAGCGTCTGGAGAGGCGTTTGGCAGAGGGGTCTACGAGTTTATTCGTGGCGATGAAGACCCTGTTTTAGCTGCCATCACAGCGGGAGAGGCCGTACAAGAGCAAGGTCTTGGCGTAGGTGATTATACTTTAAGTGGTGTGCCACAAGACGAAACAGCCAGGGGTGTTTTTGAAACTATTGCAGAGCCTCTTCAAAGGCTAGAGCAAGGTGCAAATGTAGTTGGTAACAGAGTCAGAGAGGCTACAGGATCTACCGCGCTTGGTTCAGCTACAGCCACTAGCATAACTCTTTTGCCAGACTTGGTTGGGTTGCGTGGGACTTCAGGACGAATCTCTGCACGGGCACAAGCAAAAGAAGCCGGCGCTGATGTTGCCAAACGGCAAGGTGTCAGTCCTAGAGCGCCTACTCAGCAAAAAGTAGAGCAAGTCAGCGAAAGAGCACAAGAAATTACCGAAGGTGCCGAGCCTGCCCGTGGGATGGAAGAGGTGACTAGGGCTGCAACTAGAGAAAAAGAGAGCATGAAAGCTGCTGTAGATCAGCACTGGGAAACGCTCAAAAACACTGATGCGTATGTAAACATCAATGATATTCAGCCTTTAGGATCTACTATTAGAAGTGCTCTTAATGAAGAAGGTTTTGATTTACAGGATACCTCATTTACTCAAGTCAATAAAAGGCTCAATGAGTTAGAAAACCTTACTCTGCCTGGTGAAAAAGATACTGTGAATATTGCTGATCTAGTCAAGTTCAGGAAGCGCGTTAACGCCAATCAACCAAAAGCTGGCACTCCAGAAGCGGCAGCTAATCAGATGATTAAGGCTAGGTTTGACGAGTATCTTTTGAATGATTTTTCCGCTGTCGCTTTGCACGGTGACAGCGCTGCAAGATCAAACTGGAGGAACGCTATTGACAAGTACAAAGAGTTCAAGACTCTTTTTAACAGCAAAGACGGTCGGTACAGAGTTCTTCGGCAGTTAACTCAAGCAGAAACCACGCCAGAACAAGCAAAGCAGTTTATTTTTGGTGCGAACGCTATTCAGGGAAACAAGCAATCTTCTCTTTATGTCAAGGCAATTAAAGATCTGCTTGGTGAGGAAAGCCCTTCTTATAAAGCATTGAGAACAGAGGCAACATTAGATATTTTCGACCCTGTTTTAAAAGCCGATCCTGAACTGGGCGACTTGAAAAAGTTTGTGGATAACTACGACAAGACTCTTAAAAAGTCACCTTCTCTTGTTAACGAATTATACGGCGAGGGAGCCTCCGATTTAAGAGAACTTGTTAAATTGTCAAGGGCGGCAATAAAAACACAAGATGCAGGCAAGATTTTTGATATTGACGTTCCAAGAACAGCGTCGCGACTTTCTTTTGGCAACCAGCTTGCTAGAAACGCTTCGCTAATTGCATTAGGTGCAAGTGGCTTTCGCCTTGTCGGCAGGCTTAGAGGCAGAGCAAAACAAAGAGAGTACTTAGGCGAAGTTTTAGGGTACGACCCCAAAATACCTTTAATTGACAAGAAACAACTCGCTACTATTGAGGGCATAAGAAGTTCTTCTGTGAGAGCCGGTGAACAAGAAGATCAAGAAGAGGAAGACTGATGACAATTTTTAGAGGCCCAAAAGAAGGCACATTGCCAGACGGCTCAGTGATTGCTACCCAAAGCGATATTGGGGAAGCGCTCACTGCTGCACAAGAGGCTCAGGCTGCTGCTGAGGCGGCACAAGCGGCTGCTGACGCAACGCTCGATAACTTTGACGCTAGATACCTAGGGGCTAAGTCTTCTGACCCTACAGAGGACAATGACGGCAATGCTTTAATTGATGGTGCACTGTACTACAACACAGATGACCAGATGACTAGGGTTTACGATCTATCAGAAGGGACTTGGTTTAACCTGAAGCCTACCTCGACTGAACAGACTAACATTAATGCCCTTGCTCCTTTTGCCTCGCAAGTGGGCACGGTTGGTGACAACATCACAGATGTACAGACAGTCTCTACCGACATCACTGACGTAAACACCACTGCTACTAACATCGCTGATGTGAACACTGTTAGTACTAGCATTACTGACG